ATCGGTGATGACGCGAGCGTAAAGCTCGGACGGCGTGCCACTGCCACGCATATCCGCCTGAATCAGGCGGAACCGCTTGCGCTGCGTCGGCGTGCCAAAGTGATGAAATGCCAACAGCAGGAAGTCGTAGATCTGGGCGTCATCGAAGGTATGGGTGGTATCCAGCTGGTAGACGTTGCCATCAGTGGAGCCGAAGTACGTCACCTCGTCACCGTTGCCGTCAATCGCACTGGTGATGCAGGTCACCGCGTCTTCGAACCGGACCTTTGTGATACCAATCAGCTTTGTGCCACTGAACGTGATGTACGCGCCGTTGCGGCCCGCGAAGAGTCGGTACTGCCCTTTGACCCGGTTGATGGTGCTGACTGGCGTACCGTTGCGTACCAGAAAATCGATATGGTTGCGGGCCTTCTGGCTGACGGATGAGTAGGCAAAGTTGCCATAGGTCTGGCTCGCTGCCAGGCTCATCACACCCTGATTGTCCAACCCGATCACCTGGCCACCAATATTAGCAAGCGTGCCGGCATAGGTTCCGGTTTCGTTCAGCTTTTCCAGCTGCCAATCAGAGCTGTCATTGCCATACAGCACTTGGGCGCCATTTTCACACGCGACAATCAGGGCCCCGTTCGCCACTTTCAGATCGCGAATGGTGTCTCCCACTGCGATCTCTGCCGCACCGCTTGCTGCAGAAAAGTCTGTGGGGTTCCCGGTTGCTGAGTTCACCAGGCTGGATTCGATGCACAGGAACAGGTGGAATTTGTGCCCAGCCACCGCGCTCGGATTATCGCCGCCGGTGCCTGTGGTCAGTTGCGTCAGCGTGGCGCCATCGAACTTCACGGCCTGATCGACCCCATTGACGATGAACATTTCCTCCTGGCTGTCCTGGCCATAGAAGTTGTAGTTGGTAAATCGATAGGTGCCGCCGAGACTCCAGGTGAAGGTGTTGTCGACTTCTACCCAGCCACTTGCCGTGGCCTTGTACAGGCGGCCATTTGTGCCGTCCTCGCGGATGGCATACACGTCACCCTTGTAAACGTGTACCCCCAACACATCACCGGTACCCGGCACTGCCATGCTCGCGGTTGCCTGCCCATCAAACCGGCTGTAGCCCTTGATGCGCTGATAGCCGCCTTCCGGTAGACATTCATAGTTCAGGCAGTCGATTAGCTCGCCCGGATTTGTGGCTAGCGGCGGAGCCACTTCGTTCAGCCCGCCTTTCAGCGGGAAATACTTGGTTAGCACCGTCATGCCAGCGGCCCCGCAAACTCCATACGTGGCTCCTGATCCAGCGACAGTTCGGCAAACAGCGTGTCATAGTTGCTGCGGCCTTTCTGGTAGAGTTCGCCCGCTTCGTCGTAGATGGCATATTCCATCAGTGCGCCCCACACGATCAGCATATGGAAACGCGGCGGCATCCCCGGCACCTCGATACCGTCCGTGAAATATGCCGGCGTCTTGTACGCTTCGTAGGCGACGGTATAGTCCTGATCTGCTTGCGCACTGAAGGCGACAACCCCATCAGGCCGAACTGCGTACTGACATGGCCGCCCACGGCTCAACTCGCGGTACAGGCGGCGATAGTCCCGATAATCGATTTCCACCAACTCATGGTTACCGATCGTCAGCGTTCCGGGGATCACTCGTTCGACCGTATCGGGCAGCGTGAGCGTGCTGTTTCCTGCGCCCAGCACTTGGCTGTCTGCAGTCCACATCCACCCCCAGTCGTTACGTGACGATTGGATGCGCAGCCAGCTTTCCTGAATCCAGTCCACCAGACGTTTCATGTCGCCGGTCTGACCCGTCACCTGGGACGGGCCAGAATCCGCAATGCCGGTTTCCTGTCTGAGCCGCTGGCACAGTTGCAGGAAGTTCATGGTCAGCCCTCAACCGGCTGGAACGAGTTGGGATATGCCGGCACTTCGATCATCTCGCCAGCGTCATCATCCCATACCGCCTGAACAGCGTTCTGCAGGGCGTGGTAGTGTGCCTCCGGGATCGTGACGGTTTCCCCGCGCTTGATACGCAAGACATGGCCGTTAACCGCTACCGGCACCGGCTGCTTGTCCTTGCCGTCTTTGTGGATCTGGCCACGGTACATACGCCCTTTTGATTTCGCCGGAGCGACGATCGGCTCGACGGCTTCGACCTGCTGGGTTTCCCCCAGTGCTTCACGGATCTTCTCGCGCAGCTTCTCATCGGTGATATTCGGCGCGTAGGCAATATCCAGCACACCCGCCTGCTCTTTCAGTTCGTCGCGGGTCATTGCATCCAGATTGATGTCAGTCATCACTGTTCTCCTGCGGCCCTCACGGGCGGCGTTGCATCAAAGACAGGGGAGGCGGTTGCCTCCCCGGGTTACTGCCTGTTACAGGTCAGTGGCAGCCACTTCCAGGCGCGCCATCCACATCTCGTTGGCGATAAAGCCCTTCCAGTAGGTTTTCCAGCCGACCCAGCCCTTCTGGCCGAGCTTGTCGTTGGAATCGATCTCACCCGGCTGGCGGATCTTCATCTCCACGGCATCTTTGCCCTTCAGCGCAATATGGCCGTATGCGTCCTTGCCAACGATCACCACCGGGTACACGTCCGCACTGGTGCCAGACGTGGACACCATCGAGCCGGCCAGACCGCCCGCATCCGCGAACGGCTCCAGCACCGGTGTCAGGACATACCGAACATCCTCGACCTTGCCGATCTCGTACGGCAGCCGCTTCATGGAACCGTATTTCTCCACCGGGACGAACCCAGCCATGTCGCGAATATCGGCCTCGAGGTGGGTGTGTGCAAAGCCAATGAAGGCGGCGTCGATCGCCTCGGTGCCGTATTTGACTGAGCTGGACACCATGCTGGTGACCTTCTTCGCTCGCTCCGCTTTCAGCAGACGGGTGACGGCGCGCTGTTTCGCCAGCGAAATCTTGGTATTGACCTCGTTGCGCGCGGCACCATTGGCATAGAACACGTTGGTGCCGGCACGCAGGATGCCCCACATCAGAGACTCCACTGTTTCACCGGCCTGCTCGCCGGTCAGCGTGGTGGCGTCTTTCAGCACCGGATCTTCCGCCAGGTCATGCACGACGTCCGTAATTTCGACCACATCGCCGTACTGGCTCAGAGTGACTTCAACGTCTTCATACGCCAGCGCCTTTGACGTGGGCGCGACGCCTTCAGTCAGCGGAGTCGTCGCCAGGGCCAGCGGCACCGGACGGCGGAATTTCACCGCCTGCGACTTGTTCTTCGGCACCGGTTTGGCCATGCCAAATTTAGACAGCACCAGAACCGGTTCGGCGTGTTTCAGGTGTTCGGCCATGGCCCAGACAGTAGTGCGCTGGGACAGGCCGCTATAGGTGGTAGTAGCCATGGGTATTGCTCCTAAGTGTCAGAAAGTAAAAGGCTTTGCGATTGCTACCCTTTCGCTTGCTGTCACGGAGGAGTCACAAAAAAGCCCCGCGTCCGATGGGAGGCGAGGCTTTCGGAATCGTCCGCTGTGCGTGCGTGCGGGTGGATCAGAGCAAACCGGGAGGCAGGCGGCCGTACTCGGCGGCCTTACCGGCTTGCGTAATAATCAAACAGCGCATCCGGATCATCGTCCGGGATTGTGCTGCGCTGTCGCCCGCCCCGATTAGGGACGGTCTGAGCTGCTTTCAGCTGCCGCTGCCGGCGCTGCTGCAGGTGAGTGTTCGGCTGCTGCGAGGCGCCGGTGGCCAGCTTGTAGGTATTGAGCAGATACGCGGCTTCCGCGGCGTTCTCGCTCTCCATCAGCTGCTGCACCATCGGCGGCTGCTGCTGCAACCACTGGTGAAATTCGGGTGTGTTGACCGTATCGCGCCAATCCGGGTGCTGCTGCTCGAGCACCGAATACTGCGCCTGGAGGAACTGCTCGTGCGCCTGCTGCTGAATCGGCTGCAGCTGGCCCTGCAGCTGCTGAATCTGGCGTTCATACTGCGTGGACACTGCGTTCAGGCGCTTTTCGATCGCGGCGGCAACCTCCGGGAAGTCTTCCTGCAGCGCTTTCCATTCCGCGTCTGAGTAGCCGGACCCTTCCGGGTTTTCGCCCGCCTTTTTGCCGCCCTGCTGCAACTGAGCGATCTGCTGCTGAAGCTGTTCAATCTGACGCTGATACGCATTCACGCGCCCGACATCAGACTGGTAGCGGTGCTGAGACATCTGCAGTTCGCGACGCAACCGCTCGATCTCCGCGTGGGGGTCGTCACTGGCGGTGTCCGCCTGTTCGCCCTCTGCCGCCTCAGCATCCGCAGCCGTATCATCATCGGCGGCATCCTGTTCGTCATCGAGTGAATCGTCATCGGCCTTGGCAGCAAAGCGGCCATGACCATCCCGCGGCTGGGCATCCTCCGCATCATCAACGGCATCTGCGCTGTCGCCAGCGAATTCATCGAAATATGCGTCCGCTTGAGCCTCAGCGGCGATCTGATCTTCGTTTTCTACGCTCATGGTGTCCTCCAGCGGCCTTCACAGGCGGCTAGCTATCGGGTGGGTGGTTATGCGTTGTGCAGCTTGTCGCGCAACA